TTCGTTACCGACAAGTGCAACTGCTTTTCTTTTTGTCAAAGAATTTAAATTTTGACCACCATTTATAACTACTGGGTTACCAGTTTGATATCGTTTACCTCTTCGACGAGGATTAATTTTAAGATTAGATAGACTTCCAATAATTTTTTCTCTAAAAAATTGTGCGTCTCCATTTTGATCGGTATATGGAATTTCAAGAACCTCATTATTATTAAATGCTCTTGTAACACTTGACACATAAATCTCATATATTTCTTTACTTGAAGAGACATCTATTGTCTTATAGGCTCGTTCCACAATACACGATGCGCGTGATACCAAACCTGTTGCGCGTTGGTTTTTTAATTGAGTGAGAATTACACTAGAGTTTTCAGGTGATGATGTTAAACGAAATGCTTGTGGGAGAATCCATTTGCCATCTGAAGCACGTAGGATTTGTAATTTCGGGAAAAAAATATCTAAATCTTTATTGTATAAAACGCGAAAAAGGAATTTGAACGAATCAGGTGTTCCCTTCTTTGTATAAAAATCTCTTGCAGCTTTTATAATTCTTTCTGTTGACAGTTCAGATTCTTCAGGGAAAGATGGAAGTATTTTAGTACGAAAATAAGAAAGTAAAGTTTCTCGAGTTAAATCAACGTTGTGATTATTTTGAAATGTTCGAATCTCATAAGCTGGATTTCCTGGTTGCTCTAAAAATTCAAAATATTTTTGAATAAATTCAGAAAATATTGGGAAATCTGCACGAATAAACTCAGGTAATTGTGAGTCAATAAGTATAGATGTCTTATTTAAACTTGACATATTAAGTTACTTTAATAACATCAATCGACACTTGTGATTGATTCTCAATATCTAAAGTGATAATTGTGTTTCGTTCAGAGTTAAACAAAGTATTTTTCGGAGTTGCGAAAAATTTTAAAATCTTAAAAGTATCTTTAACATCTAAAGGATTGAATTGAGTTAATGTAATTGTACCATTCAGATAATCGATTACTCCCGCCGAATTAGAATACACAATCTTGATATTATTATTGTCAAAATAATACGAACGAAGTTTACCTGTTGTGTTTTCAATTAGAGGTTTTAAAATTACATTTGGTAAAAGTGTATTATCCTGGTCATATGCTTTAATTGCAGCAGTTGAATAATCAGATCCAGGGCGATCAATAATAACTGATGTAACCTTGCCATTAGTAATCACTGCACGAATCGATGCACCGATACCATCACCGATGACATCAAGTCTCGGCGCTTCAGTCAAATTAGATCCACCAAGGACTATATTTACTGATGAAACACCTGTTGATGATAAAGGAATCTCTTCGAAATAAAATTCACGAAGAATTCCTTCGTTATCATAGGCAGTATATGCAGGTCCAGAACTAATACGATCAGCGCCTGTCGATCTTTTGAGTTCAGTATAGTATTTAATTTCATAATTTCTAGATACACCAAGAGCTGGTATTAAACGTTTTTCAATTTTAACCTCAACATCATTGCTCACGATAGAGGGATGAGCAACATCAATTTCATGCATAAGTCTTGATATTTTGAAGAAAGAATTAAATCTATCAAGATCAGTATTTGCATAATTATTAATTTTTGATCGCACCAATGTAGAAATCTCACCAGATGTGAATGTTGTTGCTGTTGGATCATATGTCACACGAACGTTTAAATTTAAATAATTAAAATCAGGATCGACAAATTCTGGAGTTACTGTTAAGATGCTGATTGGATTTATAACTTCGTTTAAAATGAATTCTTTTTCAGATCTAGAAATTTCATATCCAGCTGCAGGTTTTGCAGAAATAAAAACTTTTCCATACACAGGTGGTAAATTTTCTTCTCCACCCCACACATTTACAGCTTCGAAAGATGGGTATCTTTGTTGAATTAAAGCAATGTAGTCATTTTTTGTAACTGCTCGATTATTAGATGCAAATGTTTTCGGAGCTAGGTTTTTTATTGTTTCAATCGACTCAATTTGTGCTCCACCAGATGCAACTTGATCAACAACAATCGTACCAACAGATAATCCTCCAACTGCATCAACAAGTGTAAAGTTTGTTGCTTTATTTGCTTTAATTCCACTACTTATAAGATAACTTGCAATGATTACATTACCATCTGAGAGGTTTGCACCAAGAATACCATTACCAAAATATATTTTATATCTTCCACTATCAGTTTCATCTAAATAAAACACTTTACTCGAGGAAGTGACCAATGTAGAATCAGTTGCAAGGGTATATGTTTCTTGCGTTAAATCGATTGTCGAATTTTGAACAATGACTTCAAGCGTTGATGTATCTATATTTTGATCACGCAAATTAAATTCTTGAAGCGAGTTCAATTGTTCACTATGTATAAATACCTGTGATACTGGAATACCTTCAAAAATGTTAAGATCGCTAAAAGTAAATGCACTATTCGACTTTGTAACTGTTACTTCATCAACATTTGTAAAAGTAAAATTTTGACCATCGACTGCAGTAGAGACAAATTTTGTAAATCGCGGAATTGTAAGAGAAGTCATTCCTGAAACAGATGGATTGTTCGTCTGTGTGAATGTTAAATCAATTCTTGAACGTGCTGAACGAACTGATGAAGGCGTATATCCAAGCATCTTTGCATGAGATACTACAGAACTGCGCAGTGCAGCTGTATCTAGAAATGACTCATTTGCTATCATATTCATATAGAATGAGAGATAATGAGTATTATATGAAAGAATATCGATTAATTGAGCAAGAGTCGAACCCTCGAAATCGTAATCTGAAAAGACCGATTGTGATCTTAAAAAGTTTTTCAGACTGGTCTTGATTGCAAAGAAGTCTGGCTCTGATATAACTAATTTACTTTCGACATTTGCCATCTTATCTTAACCTTTGAAGAAATAAATTTGCTGTGATTGGACGAATAGTATTTAAGAGATAGAATCGAATCGTAACATCAAATCCATCCTCTGTGATATTCGGTATGACATTTACAAAGTCTAATTTAACACGAGGCTCGAAATTAATAATACTTGTTGTTATTTCTTTTTTAATATTATATGCAGCGATATCATCTAGAGGCTCAAAAAGCATTGCAAGAATATTACCTCCAAAATTTGGCGTAAATCGTCTTTCACCAAAGTTTGTGAGAACTATATTTCGTATAGATGCAATGACCGCATTTTCATTGAGTTTAAGCGAAACATCTTTTGTGATGGGATGTTTACTGAACTTTAAGTCCAAATCTGAAAATACACGTGCAGCTCTTGACATCGATGATTCCTCTATCCGTTATTTATACCTTCGAAGGACGAACAATTGCAACAATTGAACTTCCGCCATCAGTGACAATCGAAACATCGCCGATACGACCGTCGCCGATGTTTAGTGAAGGATTCGGGGGCTGACACGCACCAATAAATGTTAAAGCTCCATTCATATTTTTATACACAAAATTGACGTGTTTATTTGTCCAGAGAACAATATCTCCAGGACGAGCATCTTCAGGTTTTACACGAGAAAATTGATAGTCATTGAATCTTAGTTCGATATCTTGTGGATGTGGAGTTTGAACATATCGATATCCATTTTGTTTAAGACCATAATTTATGAAAGCCATTGTCCAGTTTGTTTGATCGCTTAAAGTCCAATACTCTCTCGGAAACCCTAAATTTCTCCATAAATCGATAATATTGAGATTTGAGGGTTGAATTACACCCGAAATTTCGACTCCTGTTTCTCTCCAATAACCATTCGAGGCAAAAAATAATTGTTTTTCAAACCATAGTGCAATGTCAGCAGTATTATTAATTACAATAAGGCTCTCTCCGACCGTATTACGATAAATCAGATCAGAACCCGATTGTGGCGCTGGAGCAATAAATTGTTTTGTGTTTTTAAATATCGCTGGATAATTGCGTGGATTTTTCAAGAAGTTTCTAAGTATTTCATTATTTTGATTACGAATTTCGTCAATTAGTTTGACAGTTTTATCAATCTCTAAGAATTTTTGTGCAACTGTTGGGGAGCCACGCTTTGGTGGTGCAGTTAAACTCAAAGAAGACCCAGTATTACTATGACTTGCTGCCATAATCGTTGATGTTTGTGCAATATCGAATTTAAGTGTATTCGCTTTTATATTAAAGGCGTTACCGACGGAGTAGTTTACGTTTCCATTCACAGTCGCATTTAAATCATTTTCAACTTGAAGGTTACAACTACCGACAATGCGAATATTAGTATTAGATTCAATAACTATGTTCACCTTACCCGCAACATACACAAAATCATCACTTAGAACCAACTTATAGTTATTTTTTACAACTTTTTCAACTTTTGTACCGCTCGGATACCATTCTTGAAAACTACCTGATCGATGAGAAATTTGAACACGCTCATTTCCAGGTGTATCATCCATTTCGAAAATATGACCTGATTCTGTTTCTCTTGCTTTATTATGAGGATACTGTGCTGAGAATGCAGGGCTTGGTTCAGTCCATGATTCGTCATATGCGCCGACAGCACTGATTGGAGTGCTTTCTCTAAACTTTTGCAATAAAGTTTTATGATCATTCGAAACTAAAGTGCTGAGTGATGTCTTACCAATCTCATCAAGGCTTGGATATCGAAGTGACTTTGCATCAATATCATCAGAAAGATTTGACTCATGAATTTGAATTCCGATTCCTGCACCAGCTACAATCAATGGATTAGTGTTAGATGCGGTATTGGCGCGAGCTGCGATTAAGTTTGATCGTGGAATAGATTTAAATAAACTTGCAGCAACATGAGCAAGTGTATCCTCGCTTCGCAGATATTGACCAGTGGGAGATCTAAGCATCTCATACGAGATAATTTGTGCTGCTTTGATAATATCACCATTAATTATAGCAGAGCGAACTCCTGAATTTTCAAAATTTGTTTTTGATCCAAGATGATATGCATTTAAAATCAATCCAGCTTTTTGAGGGACAGTTAATGAATCCCAGGTTGTTGCTCCTATAGAATCCCGAGCTTGTGTGATTGTTTTTTGTATATCGATGTCTAAAAGTTTTTTTGCCTGATCCTTTGTAATAGTAGTTTTTATCCCATTTATACCGTCAATTCGAATTGTTTCACTAATACTAAGAGTAATATATCCTTGACTTAGTTCCTGTTGAGTAAATTTATGATTATATCCAATGAGACTTTGAAACTCATCAGTAAGTGAGGATCTAGCAACTAATGATAATGGAACGTACAGCATTATATTATCAGTTGCCACACGCGTGGCTCCAAGACCATCATTAATGATGTTTCCACTTATTGCTGTAGAATCACCAGAGCGAGCTTCTGGATAATCGATAGCTGATGGTTTCTTAGGTGAATTTCGAATTTTTTCTGCGTTACGCACATCAACGAAAGCAGCACCATCACGTGGTGTTTGACGATTAAAGCCAGGTATAACACCAAGAATTGCAGGAGATTGGCAGAATGAGCCATCAAGAAAGAAACCCATCACAAACTCACCCTCTTTAGGGGCAGAGAATGTATCACTGCTATTCACTGAATAAATTGGCACTGCCCACGGTAAATCTTCTGTTGGGATAAGGCTAATATCCTCCGCGTGGATTCCAAATATGCGAACACGACATCTACCTATTTTCTCAGGATCATTACGATCTTCAACAACACCAACCCACCATTGAAATCCATCGTGTCCAATAAAGTTTTTAACATTTTTCATATGTTAATCACCGTATTCCAATTTGGATTAAATGGTGGATTATAATTTAAATTTACCATAACAGAGTCTTTGCATAGCTGCGCATTGCAGATATATTTATTGGCTTTTAATTGATGGCGCAATCCAGTAATCATATATCTACCAGATGTCATCATATCAAGTTTAATGTTTCGTCCGTCAGTTTTTGCGCTATTCTCTGGTATGTTTACGGTGATGATATCTCCAACTGAGATTGAAGAGTCTCCAGGAATATCAACATGAAGTTTTGCTGAATTAAGTAATGTAATTCTTGATGCTCGTACAAGCAGCCATCTGCTCACCAAATCTCCTTGAAATTTCGGAAAAAATCTCTGGAAATCAGACGATTCATTAATCGAATTCCCTAGTCTGTTCTTAGCCAAATTGAAGGGAAGAAAACTATTTAATGTTTTATATGAATTTTCTTTTAATATAAATTTTTCTGATTCTGTTGTACGATTTAAAAAATCAATTTTTCGAATCGTTGATCCATATGCACCATTTTCAATACCATCGAGCACATCAAACACTTGTTTAAACTGCAGTTGATCCATTTTATCATGTTTAGAAGCAATTGTTTCAGTATCATTATCATTTTTAGGTGCAAAGGTAATAGTTCTTTTACTTACTGCATTGCACAGAGTACTGAACGATTTAAAATTATATCCATTACTTGTCTCAAAGAAAAAGAATCCTGGCGATAAATCTTTTAAACTTAAAGCAAACGAACCAATCCAATTAATTGATTCAAATGGTTTCATATTCGGAATAATTAATGGATTATTCTCTATCGCCGTAAGCAGTGTAGATTGCTCAATATCAGAATCAGCAAGTTTCTTCTCAGTGATTTTAAGAATATTTCGAGAAATGATTTTTACTATATCTGATAATCGAATTTCTTTAAATGATCGAGATATGTGGTATTGTTGGTTAATAAAAAATTCTTCAGAACAAAAGTGTAGTTTATATTGAGCATTTGATGTATGGCGTAGTTGTAAATCAGAAATTTTGTAAATTCTAAATCCTTTTTCATAATTAATACCTGATGGTGTACGAAAATTTATCAGAAGAAACTCATTACCATGAATTTGCAAACGATTTATTAAATTTGTTGAATCGTTAATCATAATATCGCCACTTAATGTATTATTAAATAAATCTTCATATATGTTTATTTCTTCAAAAATTTCATTAATTTCAATCGCTAGACCAACAGCGTTGACGATCTTGAGCTCTGTTAAAAAATAATCATACTCTGATTGCGGGTTGTCAGCATTAGATTTACCGCTCGGATTTTCGCCTCTCATTTTACTGCGCCATTAATGATGAAAATTGTGTTTCGATTATTCCAATTACTGAGGATTTTGGTACAATAATTTTTCGTTTCTCCTCATTCAATTCTAATTCGTAGTCATAATAACTGATCGGTGCAACTGTTGTTGCAATTGTTAAAACTGTATTATCGCTTAAAGTAAAGTTATTCGAATAGGATGTATTTGTATTCAAAACGATCACATTACCTGTTACATGATTATATGAATTAGCTGTTACTCGATATTTTTTTACCTCTGAGAAGGTTGGATCAAATGTGCTCGAGCGAGTTTCACTTACTTGGAAATGACTAGTTGTATTCAATGCCCACTGTAAACCATCCAAATTATTTGTAATTCCAATAATGGAGTGTGTCTGCGCCGAAGATACACCAGTGATATTGCTACTATTTGCTAAAACTTGCGAAGTAAATTTAATTTGTAGTTTTTTTGTACCTGAATTATATGCAACAACTGTTCCTTCAGCGGTAGATTTATCATATGTTGTA